GCAAACGTGGGCTGGCGAGAGTTAGACGAGCTTACGCAAGCTAAAGTAGCCACTGCCGTGTCCTGCGGTGCTGTCTTGGTTAACGATGAAGACAAGATAGTCATATGTCCACATATGTTAGTTGAAGATGGTAATATTACCGAAGGAGACGCAGAGCTAGTCATACCCAAGCAATGGGTGTTAACAATGGAAGAACTAGGAGAACTGTGATGCCAAAAGTAGGAAAGAAAGAATATCCGTACACCTCTAAGGGTATGGCTATGGCTAAAGCAAAAGCAAAGAAAACAGGACAGAAGGTAAGTTATGGCAAAGCAAAAAGCAAAAGGAAGTCCTAAGCCGTTGCAGCAAAGATGCGGAGATTAACGAATCTATTCTCCGCAAACGAAGAAAGACTGGTAATAATACCAAAAGGACTTGACATTTAGTCTAAAATGTGGTATAATATATAGTATATAGTAACTAATGAGACAACCTTATGGCCTCTATAGACAAAGAATTAGAAACGTATTACAACACTTATTTCGACCTTTTCCGTACAAATGGATGGAAACAGTTAATCGAAGAGTTAACAACAAACGCTGTTGCTATTAACTCAGTAGAAGCAACTAAAGATGTAAACGATATGTTTTTCCGTAAAGGACAACTAAACGTATTGACACACATCATTAACTTTGAAACTGTTATAAACAATGCGTTCGAAGAACTAACTCAAGAGCCTGACGAAGATGATTAAGGTTTTTGACTTTCGGTGTACCAATGGTCACCTATTCGAAGAATTTGTAGAGAGTAACGTAACAACCAGTAGGTGCGGTTGTGGCGCGAATGCTACAAGAGTCGTATCAGCAACACAGTGCGTACTAGAAGGTGCATCCGGTGATTTTCCGGGAAGGCACATGAAGTGGGTACGAGAACATGAAGCTGCTGGTCGTAAATCCACTCCATAACCATTAGGCGGAGACTTAAATAATGTCACGAGCACAACTCATTGATGAGCGCCCCGAAGAAGACAACAACGAAACAGACGCAGTAGAACAACAAGAAACCTTTGAGTCTCACGAAGAAGAGGTAGCTCAACCGGTATCTAACATACCAGAGAAGTATCAGGGCAAATCCCTAGAGGAAGTTGTCCAGATGCACCAAGAAGCTGAAAAGCTGATGGGTAAGCAAAGCTCTGAAGTTGGTGAACTGCGGAGAGTCGTTGATGACTACATTCAGGCACAACTCTCACACCAACAAGCACCTGTACAACAGCAAGAAGAAGATGATATAGACTTCTTCACTGATCCTAAATCCGCTGTTAGTAGAGCGATTGAGAACCACCCGAAGATCCGAGAAGCTGAACAATACACTCAGCACTACAAAAAGCAATCAGCGTTAGCTCAGTTACAATCTAAGCATCCTGATATGCAAAGCATTTTGCAAGACAATAAGTTTGCAGAATGGATCAAAGGATCAAAGGTACGGACTCAACTGTTTGTACAAGCAGACCAACAGTATGATTACGACGCTGCTGACGAACTGTTTTCTCTCTGGAAAGAAAGAGCACAGGTAGCCCAACAAACGGCTAACGTCGAAAAGCAAGCACGTAAACAGCAGGTTAAGTCTGCTAGCACAGGCAACGCTAGAGGAACAGGGGAAGGGACACGTAAGAAGGTATATCGTCGTGCTGATATTATTAAGTTAATGAAGACCGACCCAGAGCGTTACCAGTCTCTATCAAACGAGATATTTCAAGCGTATGCCGAGGGTCGCGTCAAATAGCCTAATCTAAAGGAGATTAATCATGGCTGGCGAAACCTCTGCTGTATATCCTACAGCTAACGCGTTTGTCGATAAGACAGCCGCAGCAACCTTTATCCCCGAAATTTGGTCGGATGAAGTTATTGCGTCATACCAAAAGAACCTAAAGATGTCCCCTCTGGTCAAGAAGATTTCTATGACTGGCAAGAAGGGTGACACCATTCACGTACCTAAGCCCATCCGTGGTGCTGCTTCTGCCAAGGCTGAATCTGCTGCTGTAACGATTCAGG